GCACCGGGAGTCCGTCCGCCGAGCCGAAAACGCCGGGTAAAACGGCCAAAACGGCGGAAAACCGACCTCAATGAGCCCTCAATCCGGTTCTCTACGCCGTCATGGCGATCGGAAGCGCGGCGACCTTCAAGCCGCGCCTATTGGGCGACAGGCTCTTTTCAAATCCAGATAATGATCCGCGCGGACCATGGAAGGCAGACCCGTTTCAGGTCGGCGGCTGGCGCCCCAATCAACAGTACACGATCACCAACCCTATAACGGGCGAGGAGTATAAGCCCAATCCAGGTGCAAGCTGGAAAAATGATCTCGGAAATTTCACAAAGCTTATGTCTGACGGTAGAATTGTATTTGGATCGTCGGGCGAAGCTGGGCCGCAGAGAAAACGGTTTTTAAGTGAAGCGGAAGACCGCGGAAAAGTATCTAAGACCTGGTGGGATGACGTCGGAACGACGACTAATGGAACTGCATCTGTCAAAAAATTGTTTGGCGGTGCCAGCGTGTTTTCAAACCCGAAGCCAGTAGACCTTATAAAGAGGTTCATTGAACTGGCGGATCATACTGGCAGTGGAATTGTACTTGATTTTTTTGCTGGCAGCGGAACCACAGGCCATGCTGTTATGGAGCTCAATGCCGAAAAGGGCGCGAACAGAAAGTTCATTTTGGTTCAGTTGGACGAACAAATATCAAAAGAAGATAAGGACAATGAGGCCGCACTTAAATATCTTTTAGACAATTCGTTAGCGCCAAATATTGCAGAAATAACTAAATGCAGATTGAAGTTATCGGCGCGGGAATTGCAGAAAAACACAACTGGAAAATTCGACGACGGATTTCGTGCATTCAAACTCTCGACCTCAAATATGCGCGACACCTACTATTCGCCGGATTCTCTGAACCAAGGTGATTTGCTGTCGCACGTAGACAACATCAAACAAGATAGGTCTCATGAGGACCTCCTTTTTCAGACGCTGATCGATTGGGGTGCTGATCTGGCACTGCCCATTCGCCGCGAGGTGATCCATGGCAAGACAGTGTTCTTCGTAGACGACAATGCTCTGGCCGCATGTTTCGACACCGGCGTGACTGAAGAACTGGTCAAAGAGCTGGCCGGCCACATGCCGCTCCGCATGGTTTTCCGCGACAACGGTTTTGTGTCGGACGCCGTCAAGATCAACGTGGAGCAGATCTTCCGCCAGCTTTCCCCCAACACCGACATTAAGTCGATCTGAAGGGCCTTGGCATGAAGCTCAAATTCAAGGTCCAGCCCTATCAGACTGACGCCGTGGAGGCAGTCGTCGACTGTTTTGACGGGCAGCCGATAACAGGTGGTATCACTTACCGGATCGACCCTGGCCGCAAGGCGCAGGCCAGCGCCTTCGAGGAAGGCTTTAAGAACGCCGACCTTCAGCTTACCGAGCCTAAGGTCCTGGCCAACATCAAGGACGTCCAGCGTCGCCAGAACCTGCCCATGTCGGACAGCCTTGTCGCCAGTGCGGGGTGCAAGTTCAACCTCGACGTCGAGATGGAAACGGGTACCGGTAAAACCTATTGCTACATCAAGACCATGTTCGAGATGAACAAGCGCTATGGCTGGTCGAAGTTCATCATCATGGTACCGAGCATTGCGATCCGGGAGGGCGTCTATAAGTCCCTCCAGATCACCGCGGACCATTTCACCGAAAGCTACGGTAAGAAGGCGCGCTTCTTCATCTACAATTCAAAGCGCCTGCACGAGCTGGAGAGTTTTTCGTCTGACGCCGGCATCAACGTCATGGTCATCAACATCCAGGCGTTCGCCGCCAGGGGTGCTGACAACCTCCGGATCTACGACGAACTGGACGACTTCCAGTCTCGGCGGCCCATCGATGTGATCGCCAGCAACCGGCCGATCGTGATCCTGGACGAGCCGCAGAAGATGGAGGGCAAGGCGACGACGGAGTCCCTGCCGAAGTTCAAGCCGCTGATGATCCTGCGCTATTCAGCAACCCATAAGACCCAGCACAACCGGGTTCATCGTCTGGACGCGCTGGACGCCTATAACCAGAAGCTGGTGAAGAAGATCTCCGTGCGCGGCATCCAGACCCGCGGCCTGGCTGGCACCAATGCCTACCTCTATCTCGAAGGGATCGACATCTCGAAGAAGGCGCCGGTCGCCCGCATCGAGCTAGAGGTCAAGTTCAAGACCGGCGAGATCAAGCGTCAGGTCCGCCGGCTGGAATTCCGCGAGGACCTGTTCACGCTGTCCGGTGACCTCGATCAGTACCGGGGCTTCACCATCTCTCAGATCGACTACAACAACGACACTGTCGAATTCACCAACGGTGTGATCCTGTCGGCCGGCGAGGCCACTGGTGACGTGTCTGAGCGGGATATCCGTCGCATCCAGATCCGGGAGACGATCAAGGCGCATTGCGAAAAGGAAAAGCAGCTCTTTTCCCAAGGGATCAAGGTGCTGTCCCTGTTCTTCATCGACGAGGTCGCCAAGTACCGCGACTACGATCAGGCGGACGAAAAGGGCGAGTATGCCCGCGTTTTCGAGGAGGAATATGAGCTCCTGAAAGCAGAATACCTGTCGGAGCTGGCGGTCGACAACGAGGCCTATCGCAAGCACCTGGCCGGCATCGACGCCGCCAAGACCCACAACGGCTACTTCTCGATCGACAAGAAGACCAACAGGCTGAAGAATCCTGACGTAGGGGCGAAGTCCGTCGATTCCGACGACACGGATGCCTATGACCTGATCCTGAAGGACAAGGAGCGTCTGCTGTCCTTCGCCGAGGCGACCCGGTTCATCTTTTCCCACTCCGCGCTCCGCGAAGGGTGGGACAATCCAAACGTCTTTGTGATGTGCATGCTGAAGCACAGCGAGAACATGATCTCGCGGCGGCAGGAAGTCGGCCGCGGGCTTCGCCTGTCGGTAAACCAGAATGGCGATCGCATGGACCACCCTGCGGTGGTCCATGACATCAACATCCTGACTGTGGTGGCCAGCGAGAGCTACAAGGACTTTGTCGGGGGCCTCCAAAAGGAGATTGCCGATACCCTGTCCTCGCGCCCGAGGAAGGCCACAGAGGCCTACTTCACCGGCAAGACGGTCACGAATGAAAATGGTCCGGTCCAGATCACCCCGGCCCTGGCCAAGCTGATCTACCGGTATCTGGTGAAGAACGACTACACCGATGACGCTGACCAGATTGCGGCCGGCTACCACGAAGCCAAGACCGCAGGAACGCTCGCGGCGCTTCCGGACGATTTGAAGCCCTTTGCCGATCAGGTCTTCCAGCTGATCGACAGCGTGTTCAGCGACGCCCAATTGCCGAAGGTTGAAGACGGCCGGAAGCCGAAGACCAATCCTCTGAACGCCAACTTCGACAAGAAGGAATTCCACGAGCTCTGGGGTCGAATCAACCGCAAAGCCGTCTATCGGGTGGAGTTTGATTCCGACGAGCTCATTCGAAAATGCGTGGGCGCGCTCGATAGCCAGCTCCGGGTCACACCGCTGCAGTACACCGTCCAAACCGGCATTCAGAGCGACGACCTCACGGATGATCAGCTTAAGGCAGGCGACGGCTTCAAGGTCACCAATACGACCACCGAGAGCGGCGGGTCCGTCTATTCGCAGGTGAAGTACGACCTGCTGGGCAAGGTCGCTGAAAACGCTCATCTGACCCGCCATACAGTTGCGCAGATCCTGACCGGGATGGCGCTAAGCGTCTTCGCTCAGTTCCGCCAGAACCCCGAACACTTCATTGCCGAGGCTTCCAGGATCATCTCCGAGCAGAAGGCCACGATGGTCATCGAGCGCCTGACCTATGACGGCGTCGAGGACCGATATGACATCGACATATTCACGGCCAACCAGTCAGGGCAGGACTTCTCCAAGGTCAGCTCTAAACTGAAAAACCATGTTTACGACTATGTCGTCACGGACTCGGACATCGAACGGCGGTTCGTGGAGGAGCTCGATACGAGCGACGAGGTCATCGTCTATGCAAAGCTCCCGCGCGGGTTCCTGATCCCGACCCCTGTCGGTGACTACAACCCGGACTGGGCGATTTCGTTCAAGGTGGGCAGCGTCAAGCACATCTATTTCGTGGCCGAAACCAAGGGGACAATGTCGTCCCTGAAACTGCGCGAGATCGAAAGCACCAAGATCGCCTGCGCGCGGAAGTTTTTCGACGAAATCGGTCAGCGCGTGTCCACCGACCCGGTCCGCTACGATGTCGTCACTAATTACGGAAAACTGATGGAGGTTGTCGGCCTCAGTCGATCGGCTTCGATTGGTAGGGCAAGTTGAAACCCCGCTCGATCAACATTTTCCTGCTCGATGGAGACCCAAGCGGGATACGCGTGGCGCAGATTTCGATGTCCACGATTCAGGCGATCGCATTTCGACGCAATCAGTTACGGCGCGTGCGTGAAACTTTTCCGGAAATTGAACGACCTGGTGTCTATATCTTGATAGGTGCCGACGATGACCACCAAGATCGACAACTCGCCTACATCGGTGAGTCAGAGGGCATCGGCGCGCGACTTTCCCATCATAATTCGAATGAGGCGGGCCGGGACGCAAAGGGCTTTTGGACAGATACCGTCGTGCTGATCAGCAAGGATGAGAACCTGACGAAGAGCCACGCTCGCTACGTGGAATCATCTCTCATTCGAAATATTGGTCGGAGTATCCGGTGGTCCATCCCGAATGCCAAACGACCGTCTGATGACGCAGGAAAGTTGCCCCTTCAGGATCGCGTAGACATGGACGAGTTTGTCGACCAAACGAAGACGCTGGTCGGCGCTCTGGGCTGGGATCTGTTCCGCGAGATGAAGGGGCGTGCGCCAGAGGCATCGGGCCTTCCAACCGAGGTCACTAAGGTGCCCGCTGACGTGCCTGCGCTTTTCTTATTTATTGGTGAGGGATACGCGGCGAAAATGATGGTGGGTTCGTCCGGGGAGTTCATTGTGACCGAAGGATCAAAAGCAAGAGCCCGGACAACGCCAACCGTGCCCCGAGGGACTGTAGCATTACGGGAGACATTGCTGGAAAAGGGCGTGCTCCGCCGTGATGGCGACTTTCTGGTGTTCACGAGCAACTGTAGTTTTTCTTCGGCTTCTTCCGCCGCTTCCGCGGTTATTGGCGCCAGTGCGAACGGGCGCATCCTGTGGAAACTGCCGGATGGACATACCTATGCCGATTGGGAAGCGGGCCAGGAAGGTCCCCAGCAGACAACAACTTGACTTCTAGACGAAGTGCCGCCCTAGAACGTCCCGCCATCCAGCGTGACACCATCGACGCTACCGCCCGTGATGGCCACGGCGCTTGCATTCTGAACGGCCATAGTTCCGAGACCTAGGTTTGTCCGGGCAGCCGCTGCATCTGCGAGATCAGACAGGTTCGACGCCTTGGCGAGCTTCCCCGCCAGCGCATTTGTGACGGTGGCGGAGAAGTTCGCGTCATTGCCGAGGGCGGCGGCAAGTTCGTTCAACGTGTCGAGCGCGCCGGGCGATCCATTGATGACGGCCGCCACGGCTGCGGATACGAACGCCGTCGTGGCTAGCTGGGTGGAACTGGTTCCAGTTACTGCAGTCGGCGCCGTTGGGGTGCCGGTCAGGGCCGGTGAGGCGAGAGGCGCCTTCGCGGCAAGAGCCGTGTCGAGGCCGGTGACCTCAGAAGTTGCGTGGGTGTGGGCCGCAGGCGTGAAGCTCGAAGGCTTACCCGTGACGCCCGTCCAGGCCACTGCCTCGGCCAGTTCCGCGAGGTCCACTTTGCCGTTGTTCGTGGTGTCGTAGACGGATTTCAGCATGTCGCCAGCGCCGAGGCCTGCGAGCGCCGTCTGCACGAAGGCCGTCGTCGCAATCTGCGTTGTATTTGTTGCGCCAGTTGGCGTGGGTGCTGTGGGCGTGCCCGTCAGTGCAGGCGAGGCCAGCGGAGCCTTCGCACCGAGGAGCGTATCGAGCTGGCTCTTCCGCACGAGGTCGGTGCCGCCGGAAGCGTCCTGGGACGCCTTGGGCACGGTCGAGAAGGTCTTGGCGCCTGCTACCGCCTGGGCATTGGACAGATCGACAAAGGCTCCACGTCCTGCAAGTGCGATGACAGAGGTCGCATTGCCGGACCCGTCGTCGCCCTTGCCGACATAGAGCGTATCGTCGACCTCATTGTGGGCGAGCTCAGCGGATTTGAGCGCTGAGGGCGCCCCGGCTACACCGGAGACGCGGCGCTTGATGCGAATGACGTTTGCCATGGATCAGAGTTTCCTTGTTTTCAGAAGTTGCCGCCATCAAGGACGATGCCGGTATCGAGATTGCCGGGTGGGCCTTGCGGGCCTGCGGGTCCCGTTTGCCCCTGCTCCCCCGTTGGCCCAGGGGTTCCGAGAACACGGACCGAAACAGGGCTCGCGAGAACGCGCGCCATAATCGGAACGTCGGATTGGGTTTTGAGGCGGATCGGACCTGTGATGGGCCGGCAAGAAACTGCCCCTGTCATCCAAGCCCCCGTGTCACGGGCTGCACGACGGGAATTTCCAGCATGAAGGCGAGATGCCTGGGCGGCGTGAGATCGGTGCGCACCAGATCCAGCACAGCGCTGCCAGGCGAGAGGCCAGCCGTTGCGGCGGCGGACACTACGAGTTCCAAGATCCTGTCCGTCAACCGCGTGACACCGCCATTCTCGGTGGTCAGCGTCGTCACCGGCGTTGTGGCACTCACCTTGACGCGCAGCTGCCCCGCAAAACTTGCCTGAGCTAGGAACAGGTCGCTCTCGGCCTCGATTTGCAATCGATATTCATAGCCGATGATGATGGCGGGGCCATCGACGACGGACGTTGTCATGGCCGCCACCCGCAAAGTTTTGCGCCGATGTCATTGTGGGAGGCGATCTGCTCCTTGGTCTGGCGGGTCAACACATCCTGCCGTGACGGCTTGATCGGCTGCGCCCAGTCGCAATCGCTTTGCAATCGTGGATCAGTCGCGCATCCAGCGGTCGAGGCGGCGATCAAGACCAGCATCGCTATCGTTTTGAACGTCATGTCTGATCTCTCCTGACTTACGGATGGCTTTGTCGCGGTTGGCCTGACGTTTTTCCTGCCAAGCCGCTTGGCCTGCGGCCCGTCCCCGGAGCCAGGCGATGCCGAGTGCGGCGATGAGGGCGGCTGTAAGCGCCGCCCAGCCCGACAGGCGGGACCACACACCGGACAGCATGGACAAAAGGAGGCCACCCATCACGGTGTCCTCCCCGTGCGGTAGTCTTCGATCCGAGCGGCCTTCGCCTTCCACGCCAGAAGAATGACCATCAGGAAGATTGCAGCTCCAGCCCAGGGCAATACCGGCATCAGCCAATCACCGAGGTTCAAAAGCCCGACAGTGCGCTCGGTCATGTCCTTTGCGCGCTCGGCCGTCTCGACGGCTGGCGCCACGACGGACGCCGCAACCCCTGCCATACCGGCAATGCCCGTCGCGATCTGCCCGTTTGCTGCCTTGATGATGCGCGAGCCTTCCGGCTGCCCCGTCGCCCGCTCGGCAGACACAGCCCGCGGCTTTGCCGTCTGCAGCGCCTCGACGAACACGGTGTCGACATCAGGATTAAGCGGCAGGCCATTGTCGGCCCGGAAGGCGAGGACAGCCGCGCGCGTGCGGGCGCCGAACCGGCCATCGACATTGCCGACCTCGTGATAGCCGAGCTCCTTGAGGTGTTGCTGGACGACCTTGATCTCCGGCCGCAGCGCGGCATTAAGGGCAATCGGCCGACGGATTCCAAGGATGCGGGCTTTGGAATAGCGCGCGACGGTGACCGCATTCGACTGATTGCCCCCCAGCACCTCGACCTGGTTGCCCGCTGCCTTCAGGAAAAACGCAACGTGCCCCTGCCAGGATGAGGAACCGCGGGTGAAGACGATGATGTCGCCCTCGCGCGCCTGTTCGACCCCGGCCACCTTCTCACCCCAGGTGAGATAGGATTGGGCGTTGAGCTTGCGGCTCGAGCGCAGACCCGCCTTTTCAAGGCAGTGGCCGACGAAGGCGGCGCACCAGGCAACCTCGTCATGCTCCACCCAGTCATGGCCGACGCTTTTGTACATTTCCATGATCTTGGGGTTGTCGGCGGAACCTTCGAATTCCGTGGTGCCGAGATAGCTTTTCGCAAAGAGAATGGGTGTCATCGGACAATAGCCTCCTTTGGCCGGAGGCCCGTGGCCGCCAGCGTCAGTTCAGTTTCGGATTTGGGGGGTTGGGTTTGCCGCCGACCGTCAGGACGGCAGCTTGGTCAGTCGCTCAAGCAAAAAATCGTAGAGCTTGTCGATCTTGCCCTCGAGCGTATCGAAGCGCTTGGCGATCGAGGGTTGGTCAATCTTGGCGACATCAAGTTCCAGCATGCCGACGCGGGTGCGGATGTCCTGGATGTCGGATTTGATGATGGCGATATCCTTGACCATATGCTGGCCGCGATCGGGAACAATCGTCTCCCAGAGCTTGACCATGGCAAGCAGCGCGCCGGCGACGCCGCCGACGCCGAGAATGAAGTAAATCACCGTGGGGAGCCCCCCGGTCCAGTCTGGCGCCATGGGCTGCCCTCCCTATCGTGTGTCCGTTCCGGCACCCTGCTGGGGCGCCTTGAGATCGAGCGTGGTGACAAAGCCGCCTCCACGCGAATAATTGTGGGTGACGGTCTCGATGCGGTAAGCGCCGTCTACGCCCGGGCGGGCGCCAACGATCATGCAAAGCCCGTCGGGAATGGCGCTGGTGTCGCCCTCAATCGTCACCGTGCCTTCGCCGGCATCGCGCTCCGAGGTCGCCTTGTCAGAGCCTGTCTGCTGGGTAGCTTCGCCCTCATCCGCCTTGGCATAGCGGTGATCATGCCGCGCAGTGACATTGAGGGATGTCTGTTCTTCCGTGTCCCGCCACTGGGCCTCTCTCGGGTCGTACCAGCGCGCGCGGACGGCGCCGAACTGTGCCCGCGCCAAGGCGGGTGCAATGTCCCAGCCGTGAAGGTTCTGGCCCCAGGCGGCGATCACGGCAGCGGCATAAGTGCCGCCGCGCTTTGAGAGGTAAGCCGTCTTCCCTTGGATCCGGAAGTTGCCACCGATCTCGCGCGCAAGCCGTTCTCCGGCGTGGATGAAGCTCTCATCGCGCATCTCGAAATAGGCGCGCTTGATGCCGGCCAAGTCCGGATCAACCTCGATCGTGGTGATACCCGCCGTCTTGCCGGTCTCGCGAAGGATGTCTTCAACGGATGTGTCGTCGAAATGCCGCTGTTGCGGCTCCTTCGGCTTTGCCGTGGTGTCGACGCCCTTCGCCGTGATGTTCAGGACGCGTCCGCTGCGCGAGCCGGAGGATCTGACCTCATCCACGGTGCCGGTGAAGACAGGCCGCATGCCTTCGCTTTCCCAGCCGAGCGCCACGACGACAGCTGCGCCCAGTTGCGGCAGAACGATCCGGCCCTCGGTGTCGTCGATTTCGAGGTTGGCCGTGTCGGAATGGGTGCCGACCTTGTCCTACACGGTGAGCGAAATCAGGACGGGCGCGAGCACGCTCGTGATGTTGGTGCCCGCCACCATCACCATGAACTGTGCGCGTTTTGCCATAATGCGTCACCACAGCCGGATGGGATCGAGGAGTTGCGGGGCGCGCGGTGTCGGTACAGGGATTTCAAGTACCGTGCCGACGGGGAGGATGGGACCCAAGCCAGCCAGCCCCGGGTTGCGCTCGAAGATCATCTCGACGAGGCCCGGCATCGGGCGCCGGAACCGCCGCCAGACGAGAAGCGACACCGTGATACCGTCGCCCTCAACCGTGAGGCGCTCGATTACTTCGCTCATGCAAACAACCCCGACAATAGCGAGAAGAAGGATCCGTTGGAGGGCTTGGCTGAGCGCTTTACCGAAATGTCGACCTCGATCACTTGGCCAACACCCTTGGCATCAAGATAGGACGAACGCTCCTGCACCTTTTCGATGACGACCCAGCCCATCTGGGCGCCATCTCCGCGCATCAAGTATTGCGGACGACCCGACGCCCGGGCCTGGGACAGTTTCTTTAAATCCTCGAGCCCGCCGAAGCGGCGCGGAAAGATCCGGGCCTTGATGGTCCATGTCTCGGGTCCTTCGCCCACCCATTCGAGCGGCGGACGGGTGCCCAGAACCGGCTTTTCAGCAAAGGACGCCTCGTGGCCATGCTCGTAATCGGTGGCGTTGAACGGCCAGACTTCGAATTGGACAGGTCCCAGAACCATCAGCATCAGGCAAACCTCAATCCAGCATCGGCATAAACACCGCGGAACACCTCCCGGACCTCGCGCTTCAAAACGGCGCGCACTTGTGCGGTGATCTCGGCGGCATCGGCCGCAGATGTATTATTAAAACTGAAAGGCCCGATCGTAATCGAAGGCGCGCCCGTGCTGCCCGCTGGGTGGACATATCCCGACCGGCTTGGCGTGATCAGCTCTGGGCCCCGCTCGCCAACAAGATAGGGTCTGCCAGCACTGATCGGCCCGCCCGAGGCGCGCCCCTGTGGCGACGCCGCCTCGCTACCACCGCCAAAGCTGAAGAAACCTTTGACGGCACTGGCAGCATCGTTGATGGGCGCGAGGATGCCTGCGATCTGCTTGTCGATCCAAGACTTAAGATCGGCAAAGACCTGCACCATGCCGTCCCAGAGCGACTTGATCAAATTATAACCGGCGGTGAAAAACTCGCCAGCCAGTTCGCCAAGGCGTACCGTGACCGACTTGATGCCGGTGATGATGCGGTCGGCAATGTCGTAGCCAGATTTTTCCCACTGGGCCTTTTGCTCTTCCGACAAGGTCTCCTGGCCGAACCAGCCGGAGAGCGAGGAAAAAAAGCTGCCGATCCATTGGGCCGCCCCGGCCCAAGCAGATGAGATCGCACCGCCCACGGTGGCAAGCGCATCGAAGAGCGGCTGGGCCAGCTCCAAAGCGGGTTCCAATTCCTCACTCAATCGTTTCGCGACACCGGCGAACACCGCAGAGATCCGGTCCCAGTATTTCCAGATGGTGAAGCCGGCGGCCGCCAAGGCCGCAACGATGGCCGCAATTGTTCCCCAAACGGGTGCCGAGATTGCCGCAAGGGCTGCGCCCACGGCCGTGAGCGCTGAGCCGATGGCGGCCACACCCGGGACTGCCAGCGCCATGCCGCGCAAACCCGCTCCGATCGTCCCCAATGTTCCCAGCGACTGACCACCCATGGCGCCGAGTGCCGTTTGCAGGGCAATCATCTCGGTTGCCGCCGCGCGCGCACCGATGGCCGCCTTGCCAATCGAGTTGAAACCCAGCGACAGGAGGCTCAGCGCCCCGCCACGGCCCATGAGGCCAATGAAGCGAAGGCCAGCAAGCGCCACCTTGAAGGCAATGACGGCAGCCGTCGCCGACACGATGGCGCCCGTAAGCCCCGGATAGGCGGCGGCGAGCGCTGTGACCTTGTCGATGATCGGCGTGATGGTGACGATCAGGTTCGAGAGCACCGGAATAATGGCGTTGCCAATGGTGATCTTGAGATTTGTGAGTAGATTGTTGAAACGCTGCAACTCGCTGCCAAAGGTCCGATTGCGGTTCTCGAACTCCTTGAAGGCGGACCCAGCATAGTTGGCCTCATTGGCGATCAGCCCGAGAGACGAGCGGACCAGATCGAGGTTGGTGAGAAGCGGTCCCAAGGCGCGCGCTTCATTGCCAAAGAGATTGCTGGCAATTGCGGCCTGCTGCTCCTTTGGAAGCTGCGACAGCCGCTCAAGCACATCGACCGTGGTGGCGACAGCATCTTCCTGCATGCGCTTTGCCACAGAGACGGCATCAAGCCCCAGCGCCTTGAACGCCTCGCGCTGGCCCTTTGTGGCGGCTGTCCCATGCGTGAGGGCCAGCCCCATATTGCGAAACGAGGTTGCGGCGACCTCGCTCTCTGCCCCTGCCGAAATCATCGCCGAGGCAAAGGCCGCCGTCTGCTCTGCCGTAAACCCGAACATCTTGGCCTGCGCGCCGACCCGGCGCACCACGTCGAGAATTTCGGCAGCCGACGAGGCTTGCGCATTCGAGAGATGGTTCATGGCGTCGGAAAGCCGCACGGTCTCATCGATCGTAAGACCAAGGCCCGTCATCATCTTCGCCATGGCGGATCCGGCTTCGTCTGCCGAAATATCAAACGCCACGCCGATCTTTGCTGCGGCCTGTGTGAAGCGCACTAGGTCCGCGCCCGCAATGCCCGCCTGACCTGCGGCCGCAGCAATCTCCGCGAGGCCATTGACGCTGAGCGGAATGTCACGTGACAGCGCCATCAACGCCGCCTGGAAATCCTTGAAGGCCTGCGGTGTTGGAAAGTCGACCACCTTTTTCACATCGGCCATGGCGCTTTCGAACTTCATGGCCTCTTCGACGGGTGCCGCAATCGCCGTTTTCAGCGCGTAAAAGCCCGCAACCGCATCGACGAGCCCGGAACGCGCATCGCCAAGCGCGCGGTTGTTGCGCGTGATGGCGGCGTCCAGGCGATCACCAAAGCCGATCCTTCGGCCATTGGCGTCATCGATACTCCGCGTGATCCCGGCGAGGCTCCGCGCCACGCCCCGCGCGGGTGCCGTCACCTTGTCGAGAAGTTCGACGATGAGCTGGGTGGTCAGATTTGCCATCGTCAGCCCCCCACAGACCCTGAAAGCCGCCGCGCCTCCTCATGCCAGAGCAGCGCCTCGTGCCAGTCCATGTCCTCAAAGGCCGTGATGGGCGTTGCGAGCACATGGGCAATGTCGGCGATTACGCTGCGCCAGTTTCCGGCGGCGCGGCCTTCGCGAAAAAACCGGCGATCACCTCGGAGGCGCGGGTGAAGTCCCCGGCGTCCAGTTCCTCGATGGCCGCTTCTGGAATGCCCGACAGGAGCGCCACCATGGCTGCGCCCTGATCGAGCTGGGTCGGTTTGTCGGCAGTCGCTTGTTCCATGGCGCGGAGGTCACGCACCTTGGGCCTGCGGATCTGCAGCTCGGTAATGGTGTAGCCCTCGAAGGTCACAGGCTCGGTCAAGGCAATGGTGATGGGGGTTGTCATGATGGATCTCCTCAGCCGGTGGTGGGAATGCGCAGGATGCGGCGCTCGTCATCGATCTGCGACGCGCCATCAAGGCGCCAGTCGCTGGAGAAGAAGTCCCAAAAGAGCTTCTCCTTTTCGCCAAACCAGAGCTCATAGTGCATGACCTCGTTGATGGCGTAATCGTGGCCCATCATCTCGCCGCGCTTGAAGGCTTCGGGCTCAATCTTGCCGAGGCGGCCTTCGATGACGGCTTTGGCTTCATGCGCTACGCCAGTGCGCTTGTCGCGGATGACGCCGTAGGCGGTGAAGACCTTGGCGTCCCGCGTGCCAAGCCCAAACCGGCTTAGGAGGTCGGGATCCCAGCCTGCGAGCTTGAAGGTGGGCTCGAGCTTCTGGATGCCGACCGCCACTTCGATCTGCACGCGCGACCCCCCCGCATGGTGATCCTGGTAGATTTCCTGCAGCGTGGGCAGCTGCAACTCGTTGAGAGTAAGGTGTTTTGAGGCGGACGGATCATGATCGCCGCAAAACAGGTTTCCGGCTTCCATTACGTAAATCGTGCTCATGGCTGTTCTCCTTGATTAGCCGGTGATGGCGCCGACCTGAGCGAGCAGATCGTCGAGCAGCGCATCGAGTGCGGGACGGTAGCGGGCGGACTGGATGCCGAGGTAACGCAGCACGGGGGCTTCCTCGGCCGCGAAGTTCACCGTGAAGCGGCCTTGGCGCAGTTCTTCCGGCGAGTTTTGATCGCGCGTGAACTTCACCTCATAGCCCAGGATATCGCCGTCGGCCTTTAAGTCACGCAGCGCAAAGCCGATTGTGTTGAGGACGGCCTGCACAGTTTGTCCGGTGATGTTGAAACGGCCGAGATAAAAACGCAGCGTGCGCAGGAACATCAGGTGGATGTAATCGCGCCCGCGCGTGACGTTGTAGAACCGCCAGAGATCATCCTCGCCTGCATTGTCGGTGCCGACGAAGACGAAGCCACCAGAGGCAATCGCTGTCTCGACGCCCATTTCACCGCGCAAGAGCACGCCGAGATTGTGCGACAAAAGCCGCTGGCCTTCCGTTGCGCCATCGGTGAGTGAGAAGTTGATAGGCCGCGAAGGACCGACGATCCCCTGTACCGGTTGATTGGCCCAGGAGTGGAACGGGCGACCCTGCTTTTCGTGATCACGCCGCACGCCGATGCCGATGACGGCGGGCGACAGCGGTACGACCGTGACGTCCGTTCCGGCCATGATGCGCACGGCAGGATCGACCGGGATCAACCGCGTTGAGGACAGGGTTTCGCGCCAGTCGATGGCCGCCTGTTCTGTGGTTGCAGGGCCGTCGACGACCGCATGGGCGAGAAGCCTGTTGCAGATCGAAGGAAGTGCGGCGCAGACCGCATTGGCATTCGAGCCTGTCCGCTGGCTCGTGAAGCCGGGCGCGCAGAGAAGCCGCGGGATCACGCCCAGGATGGGGCCCGCCTGAATGAAGCCCTCGAGCCCGGTGGAGATTCCGTCGCCGACGATATTGGCGATCGTCTCGTCCACCGTGCCGCCCTCGGCCACCCGGACAACCACCACCTTGGCCGCCACCTGAAACTCGCCTAGCTGCGCATTGATCAGCGACAGTGCGGCGGGCATGGTGCCGGTGGTCCCAAGTGCAGTGCGCTTTGCGATGTCATCCGAATAGAGGAACACCGGCGTATTGGCCGGAAACAGCGCGGGATCTGCACCGGGCGCCGTTCCGATCAGGCCCACGACCGACATGTCGGACCAGACGGCGGGACGCGGCTCGTTGTCGATCCGCGTGATCGAAATGCCAAAGGTTGGGTCGCTCATCAGCGGTTCTCCTCAAAATGAAAAACCCCGCGCGAAGGCGGGGTGGTTGGAGCGAAGGGGTTTTGATGTGGCGGCTTAGGGGCCGCAGTCACTCAGTAGAAGGCTTGCGGATAGGTGTCGTAGGCCTTGGCGCGGTAGAGGTTCGGCGTCGTGCCACCGCTGACGTGATCGATGGTGCCCGTTGCCGGGTACGAGCGAACTGCGCCGCCTATGGTCTTGCCCCAGATCAGACGGGCTGCACCCGTTCCGGCACCACTCGGGATGACGCCCGCATTGTCAGACGAGCCACCACCGCCGCCGAAAGCAACGCCAAGCCCACCAGATCCTGGTCCACCATTGTCGCCCACGGCAGTCGTGGCGTTGGCAGTGCCGCCAGCGCCGTCAGCCCCAATGCCGAAGAGGCCAACACCACCACCGGCACCAGAGACATCGCTTCCCGAGCCACCGGTCCCACCAGCGCCGCCACCGCCAGACCCCACCGCAGCCGCATTACCGGCCGTGATAGCTGTGCCAGCGGAGTTACCGCCATTGCCGGCATAGCCGCCAGCGCCGCCACCACCCGTAGCGCCGCCCGCGGGCGAGACTGGGGCCGTGCCGCCATTGCCGCCGCCGACCGTTCCACTGAGCGCGGTGCTGGTGCCATTCTTAGTGCCAGAACCTGCTGCGCGGCCCACGCCACCACCAGCCGCCTCGAGGATGACGGTGGAGCCGCGCTTGATCTGCGTGAACCCACCCGCCGTGGGCGTTGCTCCCGTGACGCCGGCATCGCCGACCACGACGGTCAGCGTTTCGCCGGGGGTGACGGCAATTGAGGTCCGGTAGCGCAAATCGCCGCCGGCACCGCCGCCGCCGGTCGCAGCCGTCAGGCCTCCGCCACCGGCCCCCACGCCGATGCCCGAGATGCTCGTTACGTCAGCCGGCACGACCCAGGTGTAGGTTCCAGGTGTCGTGAAGGCTGCTTGGCCGCTCGCAGCAAAAGGAACGAGAGGCTCGGTCTTTGCGAGATGAAACACCGTCGCCGAACCCGGATAGTTGAGGGTCGAAAAAGTCGGGTCCTGTTGCAGCGCCGTCATCCCCTCGAAGGTGACGTTGTAGGGCCAGATGACCGCATTCGTGTCGAAGTTCACATCGATGGTGCAGCTGTAGGCGCTGCCTTTGTCGGGCTCATTGCTGAAGACAACACGCGGCACAATCGTTCGAAACGCGAAGGCCCAGCTCGAACCGCTGTTGCTGCCTGCGCCCGACGTTCCGGTGACCTGCGGGACGTCAAAAGAACCGCTCTTGAGATCGTTCGCCCAGCCCGTGAAGAGATGGAGGTAGCTCGTACCGGCCGCAGTCTCGACATAGTCGAAGTATTCAAGGCCGGTGGAGACGACGTTCGAATTGAGGCGCGGCGATCCAAAACCGCAAAAGTAGAGCGTATAGGGCTGGGTCGTGTTCAAGCTGCGCGTGTCGCCAAAACCTTGTGTGTTGTCGATGCTGCTCACATCAACGAGCGTCGCCTGATCCACGCCCTTCAAGACATAGACGCGATGGATGGCTGCCAATGGGGCTTTCGCGACGACAACGGTCGTGTCGGGTGTTGGTCCCATTACTTTGGTGAATACGCCAAAGCGATAGCCGTTCTGGCCGAGGTTGGTTCCCGTCAGTGATGTCCAACCGCTCGGCGTCGTTATGATCGTATTCGGCGTCGAAGCATAACTTGTGATCAGCGCCAGCGTATCGCCTTCAACGAGACCCGTTGGCAGCGTGAGCGTTTCGGTCAAAGCAACACTGGGCTTCAATGCAAGACTATAGGCGACGGTGTCATCAGCACCGGAGCCGCCAAAGGAGCCCGGGTCCACCGAGACGCTCTTATAGGCAAGGATGTCCGCTGACATCACCGTAAAACCTAGTGTCGTACCCGACTGATAGGCGAGATTGCCAAAGCCCGAAGGAGCGGTCGGCACGTAATTGTCATCGTCGATAAAGCCGATCGCGACAACGCGCGCGCCGTTGTAGTTTGGCGTGACCGAGGGTGCGTCGGGCATTGCGATCCCGACAGCGCTTGCCGAGACGACATCAATCGGTGCCAAGGGATCAACGCCGCGGTAGACGATGGCAATGGCCGCATCATTTGTGTTGGTCGTGCTCACCGTAACACTCGTCGGCGGCGTGGCACCGGCAACGAGATAGCAAGCGGAATAGCCGACCGTCGTCGCGCTGAAAGCCGCCGTGATGAGATTGGTCCATCCGGCTGGATCGACGGGCGCTGCGTTATCGCGGCCCTGGATCAAGATGATCAGATCATTTGGCTGAATGCCCGCAGGAAGAGTGAGGGCCGCAGAGCCCGTGGCACCACTGGAGCCAACAAACGAGATGGGATTGAGGACCGTATTGAAGACGTAATCTCTCGCATCGCTGACACTCGGACGTCGCGTGATCGTGCCGTTGAAGGTGCTGCCGGCTGAAAGATCGATGGTGTAAACGTTGCTGAAGATGTTTCGCGTGAACCCCGCTGTCAGGGTCGATGCGCCAGCCAAAGCGGCTTGCCAGACGGGTGTGTTGCCAGCACCCTTTGCGGTGAGGACATAATTGTCAGCACCTGTGCGATCGAATTTTGCAAGCGTCGCAGCACCTGCGTCGATATCAGCAGCGGCCACCGTGTTCTTGGCCGCAAGCGCGCCGGCATTGGTGATGCTTGCAAGTGTATGTGTATGCGTCGACGAGGCCTTTGCGTCGAGCGATGCCTGAAGATTGGTGACATCGGCAATGACATGACCATGGACGGTATTGGCTTTGCCATTGAGCGCGGTCTGGGTCGCGGTTGAGATGGGCTTTGCGGCATCCGACGTATTGTCGACACTGGACAGTCCGACATCGGCCTTCGCAAGTGCGACCGCACCAGTCTTGCCCGCAACGGATGTGACAGGACCAACCTCGACGATGAATTCCCCGCCATTGCTTTTCTTGAGATAGAGCTTGCCATCGGTCGTGTTGACGGCGATTTCGCCAAGCTGCAGATCGGCAACGGCGGGTGCTTTGCCAGCCAGGGATGACCGCTTCAAGCGGATGGTGTTGGCCATGATGCCTCCGAAGAAGAATTGATCAGTAGGCGCCGCCATCAAGCGGCGAGCTCGACATCAGGAAGCGGGCATCAGCCTCAGACTTTGACCAGACATCGGAGAGGATGAAGATCGACTTCTCAATCTCGATCACATCGCCCGCAACCGCTGGACTGCCGAGTGTTAGGCTCAGCCCATTGGTGGCCGTGAAGCCTGAACCTGCAATGAGGCGAAGCCCGTTGCGATAGACGGTGAGGCGGCCAACGTCGTAGCCGCCGGTCACGGCAAAGCTCGTCTGGCTGGCGCTCGCTGTAAACGTCTCCGTCGAGGATGACCGGAACACGCTTGAGGCCGCAACGATCCACACCGCACCCGTATAGACCTTCATCAGGTTCTGAGCGGTATCGAACCACAGGACCCCGGCCGTCAAAGGCTTGCCAAGTGCATCCACAGAAGGAGCCGTAGCTGATGCTCCGGCATATTTGCTTCCAAGCCCCGCAAGCATCGTTGCCGCCGACGTCGCAGCGCTTGAGGCTGTCTCGGCACTTCCCGCCGCGGCAATGGCCGAAGTATTGGCCTGCGTCTTGGATGTCGCCGCTAAGTTCGCTGAATTGGCAGCACTGGCCGCCTGAACAGCAGCCGTCTGCTGACTGGTTGCCGCCTGCTGCGCGCCTTGGGCAGCGGCTACGACCGATGCCGACAGCCCTTGTGCTGCCTCAAGGATCGACGTCGCAAGCACAGGGTCGGTCGTTGCGGTAATGAACCAATCCGAATGAACGCCACTCCCACCGGTTGCAGTCACGAGGATCGAGAGCACGCCGCTGTCGGGATCATAATCGTTCAGACGGCCGCCAAGCCAGTTTGCGGGTTGGGCTTCACTCACGACCACCAGAAAGCCTGCAGGCGCAAAACGCAGCCGATCGCTCTCCCGGACGAGGAAGGTCTTGATCCCGGCTCCGGTTACCACCTGACTATTGGACTGGGCCGACAGCAGTGTTCCCAGATGCGCCGCCGTCTCGATCCGGTCACGGATCACGATTGCCTGTTGCAGGATTGGCAGAAGTGCGGCGTCTATACGGCCAAGCGCTACATCCTCAAAGCGCGTGACTTCTTCCTCCCAGCCCACGGCCTTTTCTTCGACCGCGTGAAGACGAAGGTCGAGGTCTTCATGGACGCCGTTGAAGTAGCCGGCCTGGACCTCGTCATCATCGGCCACGCGGTAGCGATCAAAGCGCCGCATCAGGTCAGACCTTCACGTAAGACGCAACCGCCTGCAGGATGGTCTCCAGCACCGCGCCCGAGACAGTGACGTCGGGATCGTTAGGGTGCATGGCGATCCCTGCAACCCGGACCGGACGGGCAAGCTCGACGCGGTAACTCGCGTTCGGATCGATGGTTTCTGGTTCAGACTGCTTGGCCATTTCGGGATCCTCCTCAGATGGCGGTGTCGATGCGTTGTTCGACGTGGAAGAGCTGTCCTGCCGAGGTGGCGCTGCCGGCTATCTTGATCTTGTAGGCAGCAATCGGGCTGGTCAGGGTGAAGAGGTATTCCTTCTCGATGTCGTTGGCGCGGTCGGACGAGCCGATGTTGCGGGTAACGACGGCCGCAGGCGATACGGAGGTCGCGTAACCTGCACCGGTCAGAAGGGTCACGGCCAGCGTGTGCTGGGCACTGACGAAGGGATAGGCTTTTGCCACCACCCGGACCTGCTTGGTGGTCATCCCGGAGGGCAGTGTCCTCGGCGTTGAAACATGCAGGAAAGCGGTCTTGGCGCGCGAAACTTTCACCTGAGAGTCAGTTGCATGGATGACTGGCATCAGCTCCGGCGTTCCGGTCATCACGGCGCGTAAGGGCAACACGGCGGGCAGCCCCGTCAGAAAATCCGGCGTCGTCTCAGCGATCGAATACCAGGTGTCTGAGACCCGCACCTGATAGGTAAGGTTGGTGGCGTCGGGCACGATCTGGGGGGCAAGGATGTCGATATCGGCAATGCCGCCCGCAAGCTGCAGGGGTTTCAGTTCGACCGAGACCCGGGTTGCGGTGAACTTGGCCACATGCACCTTGAAGCGCATGTCCTTGGTGAGATCGCCGAGGAGATATTGCCCGTCGGTCGAGAAGAACAGCGTGCCCGAGGTGAAGTTCGAGCCCGAGACGGTGCCGAGGTAATGGGCGCCGCCGGTGATCACGAGAAGGCCGTAACGGCCACCCTGCTTGAGGAGCGTCGGGCGGATCGGGAACAATGTCCATTCGGGGAAGCGCTTGAGATTGCCTTGCGCCAGCGTTGATTGGGCAAGTACGCGGTTCGGATTGGGCGTGCCATCAGCCCTCGTCTCGCAAAGTGCCACGGTGACATTACCTGTGGGGCCGATCTGGGTGAGGCCCAATGACAGGCCGGTGCAATAGCGGGCCTGGCCATTGACGAAGGTCTGACCGATCTGGACGCCCTGGATCGTCGAGATGACCGGCTGGTATTCCCAGTAGGTCTCCTCAAAGGTGTCAGTCCAGAACTGACGGACGCGGTACCAGGCATGGGCGGCGTTGCGCCCGACGGCCGTCGGGATGTTGCCATTGGCATCCCTGACTTCGAAGCTCTCGCCGCTCTTGGTGAACACGCCCGTGACCGAATTATACTGCCCGCCCGACCAGAAACTGGCGTTGGTGCAAACGTTGCGGGTGGTGCCGTAGCGCAGCCTCGTGCGGCTGATCGAGCGCTGGATCAACTGATGCGTGCCAAACTGGTAATCCGCCAGCGGAATGGACTGGACGAGCTCATTGGCGGTGGGGGCGCCTACCACGAGGGCGTCGATGCTGGTGTAATTGGGCACCATCAGCCCGTCGGCCGTCATGGTGACGGAGCCATTGATGGGATTGTCGAGCTGAAGGGTTGAAAGCGCCGTCGCGGCCCAGGGGAACCGGATGCCTTCCTCGACAAGAGCATCATAACCAACGACAGCTGTGTCGCTTTCATCGGCGGTCAGGAATTGATCAGCGCCGTAGAGGGAATTGAGGTCCGAGAGGTCAAGGTTCTCTTTCACAACCGCAAGGCTGCCCGCGATCGCCGTGATCTGGCCTGCGACCAGATCGGCAAAGGCCTTCATCTGTGCCTTGATCACGGACAAATCCGCCTCGATCGACGCCGTGATGTTGCGCCGCAACTCATCAAGCGCGCGCCGCAGGGCGGCAATCTGGGAGCCGAGGTCGGCAAATTCGGCGCGCGTGGGAAGGCTATCGACGCGCCGTCCCAGGGTGGAGAGGTCGGACAAAAGCCCATCAAGCACTTGGCCCACGCGCAGCTGCCAGGCGGTGATGCCATCAAGGCGTTCGCGCGCGAGATCAAGCTCGGGTACCGCATGGTCGGACCGCATGGTGACTGAGATGATGCCTACCGTGCCGATCAGCACATCTGCGATCGGGACATAGGATTCAGGCACAGCCGGGCGCTGTGGGTCGGCACTCTCGGAGCCTGGCACCACGGAGACCTGAGCGATGCGCTCCTGCACCATGGGCACAGATTGGGGCTCGGTGGCGCGCGTGGTCACATTGATCAGGAAGTCGCGAGGCTCGATCTCAGAGTCAATCGTCTGGCCGTAAGACACCAGCGTCACGATCCGCTGGGCGGCGGCCGGCAAATAGGTGGAGAGGCTGACCGTTTGAGTAGCGTCATTGGCGAAGATCCTGCCAGCGGTATAGAGCCGACCTTGGGCCACTTGCACCGTCGTGGCGCTGTCACGGGTCGCGAGGAACCCAGCATAGCCCTTGCCGCTGACGAGGAGGTCACTCACGACATCCTCGAAGGTTTTGGCTGCATAGGCCTGAACCGAATTGAGATCGCCGAAGGTCACGTTCTGGCGGGACCGGAAGATGCGTTGCTTTTCCATGGAATTACCTTCTGCCTTTTAGCGTTCTTGCCATTCGCTGCGCGCACCACGGTGATCCGGCCACGGATTCCATGAGCATCCGGCCACCCATTCCATGGCGATCCGGCCACCTATTCCACGAG